CTTTCGATGTTTGGAAGGGAGGCTTTTGCAAAATGGAAGGCTGGGGTAAACTGGAACGTATAGGGAACGAAGACCTGTGTCATACCGTGTCACACAGGCAAGACAGCGATGAAAGGATCAGTGATATGACAAATGCAGATGAGAATTATTTACAAACGATCGAGCCCGATTTTTCTAGCGAGCAGATGCGAGCATCGGTAGGGCGGATAAAGGATAGAGTAAGAAAGACAGACGCTAAGCCTATAGGTACACCCAAAGAGAAGGGAAGACTCACAGCTAAGCAGAGACTCTTCGTGAGCTATATGGTGCAGGGATTGAGCCAGAGAGAGGCTTATCGAAAGGCTTACAACAACACCAATGAGAATGAGGGGACTATTGCCAGCAATGCCAATAAGGTTGCAAATGACCCCAAGGTTCGTGCATTGCTTGACGCAAGCCTAGACAAAAGCGAGAACGCTCTACTGTCAGATTCTGCCTTGATGAGAAGGCATATCATGAGCGAGCTACTAAGGCATTCACAAGAGATGAAGGGCGATGCACAGAAGCTCAGAGCATTAGAGCTTATGGGTAAGGCAGTGGGTATGTACACCGATAAGGTAGAGACTACAGTGGAGCAGATCAACCCTGAGACCCTCAAGGATGAGCTTAGCAAGCACCTAGCCTTACTGGATCAAGTTACCAAACACTAACAATATCAAGCACTTAGCATCAGCTACACCAGCTACAGCCAGACCCTTGATAGTTAAAACCTATCGGGGTCTCGGCAAAACCCGGTAAAACACCTGCCTCAAACCCCTCCTTGATAGTCTATGCCTATCAGACCAAGCCCTTCATAGACACTGTCTATAGACACTGATCGTCTATCCAGTACTGGCTATCTATACACTGGTTGTCTATCCAGTTACTGTGGATTTATACAGTGCCACCCCTCATCGATTCTCACCCCGTCTACCCCACCCACCCCCACCCCCCGGTAAGAGCCCGGTCGTGCGTCCATCGGGTATACAGTATGATCCACACATTCAATCACCACTCCCCACCAAACATAGAACGTTCCCCCCACCAAGCCGCATCGTATTGGACAGGTTTGGACACCTTTCCGGTAACTCCTTTAAGAAAGTGCGGCTTCATGGCGATTAAAGGAAAACCTGTCCAAGCCTGTCCAAATGGCTTAAATAAATTCAATTTCTTTAGTACCCCCGGGGGGGCTATAGAACGTTCTTGACCGTTTAAACTTCGTTCTATAAAATACCCCCCATAGAGTTTGTTTTTGAAATAGGGGGGGATATGTTGCAAAAAATTGAAGCGCTTGATCCTGAGATCTTGTTAGCGGATGGCTATGATGATTGCCTGTTGGGCGTGACAGTCAGGGATGGCGAATGGGTGGCTTTGTATAACGGCTATGCGATAGTGGCTAAATTAGCTGAAGAGATAGGCTGGGACGAGGCTCTGGATTATGCTGAATTTAATATCTTTGGGGCGTATTTTGGGCCTAGAACGCCTGAGTATGTATGGGTAGAAGATGACGAAACGACAGAAGATGGTATTGGAGTTTATTAAGGCTTATATGTCCATTAAGGGATATCCTCCGTCCTACCAGAATATCTGTGAGGGGCTGGGAATTAAGAGTAAGTCCAATGTCCATAAACATATACATGCCCTGAAATCACAGGGATTGCTGGAAATAGAACCTCATAAGATTCGTTCCATTAAGATTATCGATGAGACGGTTCAGAAGGTTGCTTCCCTATGAGCCTGTTAACCCGGGATGAGGTTGAGAAGTACCTGAAGGTCTTGGAATTGCTTCCGGCAAATTCTCCTGACATAGCCAAAATCAATCAGCTTTTGCAGGCTGATAAGAATGAACGTAGCAAAGAAAGCTTTATGGCCTTTGTCAGCGAGATGTGGCCTTCATTCATATCTGGGCGTCACCATAAGATCATGGCGGATGCCTTTGAAAGGGTTGCTAAAGGGGAATTAAAGAGGCTAATCATTAACATGCCTCCTCGCCACACCAAGTCTGAATTTGCGTCATATCTGCTCCCAGCTTGGTTTTTAGGGATTTATCCCGGAAAGAAGATCATCCAGACCGCCCACACAGCAGAACTAGCGGTTGGTTTCGGCCGTAAGGTTCGTAACCTTGTAAATAGCGCTGATTACCAGAAGGTCTTCAAGACCAAGCTCTCGAGCGATTCTAAGGCGGCTGGGAGATGGAATACATCAGCAGGCGGGGACTACTTCGCTATCGGTGTTGGCGGTGCTGTAACCGGCAAAGGCGCTGATCTCTTGATTATTGATGACCCGCATTCGGAACAGGAAGCCATGCAAGGAAACCCTGAAGTCTATGACAGGGTTTATGAATGGTATTCCTCTGGGCCTCGTCAGCGTCTACAACCGGGCGGCTCAATTATCGTGGTCATGACCCGGTGGTCTAAGCGAGACTTAACAGGCCAGATCCTGAATAACTCTATTAAGAGAGAGGGCGACCAATGGGAAGTGATTGAATTCCCTGCATTGATGCCTTCAGGAAAGCCTCTATGGCCTGAGTTTTGGTCTCAGACAGAACTGGAAGCTATCAAGGCCGAAATCCCCGTAGGGAAATGGGAAGCCCAGTACCAACAGAATCCCACCTCAGAAGAAGGGGCGATCATCAAAAGGGATATGTGGAAGATGTGGGAAAAGGAAACCCCGCCATCCTGTGAATATCTCATTCAAAGCTGGGATACAGCCTTTGAAAAGAACAACCGGGCCGACTATTCTGTCTGCACCACATGGGGTGTTTTCTATAAAGACAATGAAGAAGGCTATCAAGTCCCGAATATTATCCTTCTGGACTGCTTTAAAGACCGCATGGAGTTCCCAGAATTAAAGAAGAAAGCCTATGAGCTCTTCTATGAATGGGAACCAGATAGCCTGATTATCGAAAAGAGGGCGTCTGGAGCGCCTTTGATCTATGAATTGAGGGCGATGGGAATTCCCCTAGCAGAATATACACCAAGCAAGGGTTCTGATAAGATAGCCCGTGTAAACGCCGTATCGGACTTATTTAGTTCCGGATATGTTTGGGCGCCAGAAACAAGGTGGGCTGAGGAAGTGATAGAAGAATGCGCTTCGTTTCCTAACGGGGAGCATGATGACATCGTTGACTCAATGAGTCAGGCGCTATTGAGATTTAGACAGGGCGGCTTTATTCGCCTTGCTTCAGATGATGATGATGACATCGTAACCCCAAGAAAGGTTTCTTATTACTGACATGGATATTGACAAAGCCCTCTACCAAGCCCCCATGGGCGAGCCCGCCATTGAGATCGAAATCGAGGATCCGGAATCGGTCATCATTGATATTGGCGGAATGGAAATTGAAATCGAGCCAGATTCACCGGATTTCTATGACAACCTAGCCGAAGAGATCAGCGAGGATGTCCTTGATTCCCTCGCAATGGATCTGGTATCCGATTTTGAATCGGACGTGAATTCCCGCAAGGACTGGATGCAGACCTATGTTGATGGTCTTGAGTATCTGGGCTTGAAGATGGAAGACCGCTCAGAGCCATGGGAAGGCGCCTGTGGCATCTATCATCCCTTGCTGGCAGAAGCGGTGGTTAAGTTTCAGTCAGAAACAATTGCCTCAATCTTTCCTGCACAAGGCCCGGTAAAGACCAAAATCCTTGGCCGGGAAACAGAAGAGAACAAGGAAGCTGCCAAGCGGGTTCAGGAAGACATGAACCATGAATTGACAGATTTAATGCCCGAGTACCGCCCAGAGACGGAAAGGATGCTTTGGGGCGTTGGCCTTTCAGGAAACGGATTTAAGAAGGTTTATGAGGATCCCAACCTTGGGCGTCAGGCATCCATCTTCTGCCCAGCAGAGGACGTTGTCGTGCCTTATGGAGCCCCTAATCTGGAATCAGCAGAACGTGTCACGCACGTCATGCGGAAAACAGAGAATGAAATGCGTAAGCTTCAGGTGGGCGGCTACTACCGGGATGTTGAACTAGGCCCTCCAAATAACATTCTGGATGAAGTTGAAAAGAAAATTGCCGAGAAAATGGGCTTTAATGCCATCTCGGATAATCGTTACAAGATCCTTGAAATGCAAGTCGAGCTCGATCTGGAAGGATTTGAGCACACCGATGAGGATGGAGATCCAACAGGGATTGCCCTTCCGTATGTGGTTTCGATTGAAAAGGGCAGCAATGTCATTCTTTCAATCCGCCGTAACTGGAAAGAGGGCGATAAGCATTTCAAAAAGCGCCAGCATTTTGTCCATTACCCCTATATTCCGGGTTTTGGGTTCTATGCGTTTGGCTTGATTCATTTAGTGGGCGCTTATGCCAAGTCAGGGACATCCCTGATTCGACAGTTGGTTGATGCCGGAACGCTGTCAAACTTGCCGGGTGGATTTAAAACCCGTGGCATGCGAGTCAAGGGCGATGACACCCCAATCGCTCCGGGCGAATGGAGAGATGTTGATATTGCCAGCGGAGCCATCCGGGACAATATCCATGCATTGCCCTATAAAGAGCCTTCTCAGGTCTTGATGAGCTTGATGAATGGCATCATTGAGGACGGCAGAAGGTTCGCTAATACAGCCGATATGCAGGTCTCTGACATGTCTGCTCAGGCGCCAGTAGGAACAACCTTAGCGCTTCTGGAAAGAACCCTGCGGGTGATGAGCGCTGTTCAAGCTCGGATCCATTTTTCGCTAAAGCAAGAGCTCAAGCTATTAAAAGAAATTATCGCTGAACACGCACCGGAAGAATATAGCTATGAGCCCGACGGTGGTGGCAAAAAAGCGAAACGGTCAGACTATGACAGGGTTGATGTTATTCCTGTTTCAGATCCGAATGCAGCGACCATGGCTCAGAAAATCGTTCAGTATCAGGCGGTTCTTCAATTGGCTCAAGGCGCTCCTCAGTTTTATGATATGCCGATGCTTCACCGCCAGATGCTGGAAGTGCTGGGCGTTAAAAATGCCAACAAGCTCATCCCGATGGATGATGACCAGAAGCCAACAG